CCAACGCCACTCAAGCTGGCCGAGGATGAACTGGTGCATGCACAGCGGGAGCTACTCAAAGCACACACGGCTGAAGAGTACGCGCACCACATGGCCAACTACCACGCAGAGCGCATCCAACGCCTGACCGACTACATCAATCAACAGAAGGACCCCTCATGTCAATCGACAGCATCGAACTCTGGCACAAACGTGCGCGCCCCAATCCAACAGAGCGCGACTTCAACACCCAGCTCGGTTGCCACCTTGAAGAAATCGTGGAAATGATCGAAGCCCTGCGGTTCACCCACAAGAACGGCACGGGCGTAGAGATGCCCGGTAAGAACAGCATGATCTACCAGCAGGTCAAGGACTTTGCCGACGGCCTCAAAGCCGGGCGCATCACCGCCAGCATCGCCAACCGCAAGGAACTTGTAGACGCACTGGCCGACCAGATCGTCACCAGCGTGGGCGTAGCGCACACAGCCAACATGAAGATCACTCGTGCCGTTGACATTGTGAACACCAGCAACTGGAGCAAGTTCAGTCCTGAAGGCCAGCCCTACTTCGACCAGAACGGCAAGATTCTCAAGGGCCCCAACTACGTGCCACCCGCACTGGAGGATTGTGTATGAACGACCGTGAACTCGACCTGCTTGTAGCAGACCTGCAATATGAAAACAAACAACTCCGCCGCCAAAGAGACAACGCGATTGAAGAAACCATCAACCTGCGACACACGCTTGAGCACATCTACGCCAAATGTATTTTGGCCATTCGCGAGGGTAGACCCGAAGATACTGGAAGCGATGCATCGAGCCACACTGACAAAGCATCGTACTGATAACCACAACCACCTTGGAGAAGCACTGCTATGACAACACAACCATCGGCACTCGACGTGCAAGTGGCCGGCAACCACTACAAAGACCAAGCCATCCAACCTGTTGAATACATCCATGCCAACGGCATCGGTTACTTTGAAGGCAACGTCATCAAGTACGTGAGCCGCTGGCGCAAGAAGAACGGCATCGCCGACCTTGAGAAAGCCAAGCACTACATTGATCTGCTGATCGAACTCGAAACCCGCAAGGCTGAGTGATGGCTGATACCCCAGAGGTCAAAGTCAAGAAGAAGATTCACGCCATCCTCAAGAGTGCCGGTGCCTACGCGGTGAACTACATCGGTGGGCAGTACGCGACCAGCGGAACCCCGGACATTCTGGTGTGCATCAACGGACGGTTCGTAGGCATCGAAGCCAAGGCGGGGAAGGGTAAGCCCACCCAGCTCCAACTCAACAGCTTGCGTGACATACACCGCGCTGGGGGCGTAGCCCTCATCATCAACGAAGCAAACCTGCACACACTTGCCGGTGCGCTGACGGCCACAGTGGCTGGGGGCCAACCCTCCAACTACACAGACTTCTTACCCAAAACAGAAATAGAGAACACCGATGAGCCGACTTTGCGTATTAGACCTCGAGACGTACTATGACCGCGACTACTCGCTGACAAACCTGACCACCGAAGCCTACGTGCGTGACCCGCGGTTCGAGACCATCGGGTTGAGCTACACCTTCGGCGACAAGACCCAGTGGCTGCCAAAGCCGCAGGTCAACGAGTTCTTGCGTGACACCGACTGGAGCGACACCATGCTCGTGGCGCAGAATACTGCGTTCGACGGCTCCATCCTGAACTGGCACTACGGCGTGCAACCCAAAGCGTGGCTGGACATCATGGGCATGTCTCGTGCGCTGTTCCCGCATGAGAAGTCGCACAGCCTCAAGGCGCAAGCTGAGCGCATGGGCGTGGGCTTCAAGGGCACTGAAGTGCTCAACGCGTTGGGCAAGAGGTACGGTCACTTCTCAGCTGACGACTTGGCCAAGTACGGCGAGTATTGCAACAACGACGTGGACCTGACGCACCGGCTGTTCACGATGTACATGGGCATGAAGTTCCCGCTCCAAGAACTCAAGCTGATCGACATGACGCTGCGCATGTTCATCGAACCCCGTCTAATCTTAGACGTGCCCATGTTGGAGCAACATCTGGTTGCGGTGCGCGAAGCCAAGCTCGCCTTGCTCGAACGGGTGCGTGACAACATGCTGCGCGACTACACCGACCCCGAGGCAGTGCGGGCTGTGTTTGCGGAGGGCACCGAGGGCATCAAGACTCTGCTCATGTCCAACGAAAAGTTTGCACAGGCACTGCGTGACCTCGGCGTAGAGCCGCCTACCAAGATCAGCACGACGACCAAGAAAGTCACATGGGCGTTTGCCAAGACCGACGAGGCGTTCAAAGAACTGGCTGACCACGAGAACCCGGACGTGCAAGCCTTGGTGGCTGCGCGCCTTGGCAACAAGACCACGCTGGAGGAGACCCGCACGGAGCGCTTCATCAACATGGCTACTCGTGGTGCGTTCCCTGTGCCCCTGCGCTACTACGGCGCGCACTCGGGCCGTTGGTCTGGCCAAGACTCTGTGAACATGCAGAACCTGCCGAGCCGCGGGCCTGACGCGGGCAAGATCAAGAAAGCCATCAAGGCACCCCCCGGCCATGTGGTGATCGACTGTGACTCCGCGCAAATCGAAGCCCGTGTGCTGGCGTGGCTGGCTGGGCAGGATGATTTGGTGCAAGCGTTTGAAAGGAAAGAGGATGTTTACAAACTCATGGCCTCGAAGATTTATGGCGTTCCTGTTGACCAGATCGACAAGCAGCAGCGTCAAGTTGGAAAGACCGTCGTTCTTGGTGCCGGATATGGCGTTGGGCACGTCAAGCTTCAGGGTTTCCTCAAGACCCAAGCGGGTGTCGAGGTCTCGTTGGACGAGGCCAAGCGCATCATTGACACGTACCGGAGTTCTGCGTACCGCATTGCGGACCTCTGGAAGAAAGCCGGCTCAGCTCTTCAGTTCCTCATCTCGGGTCAAGAATTTACTGTGGATACGCCCGGGCTCGTTCGTGTCGTACCCGGCAAAGGACTGACGCTTCCCAGCGGCCTGTTCATCCAATACCCAAACTTGCGCTCCGTGCGCAACGAAGAGGACGGCAAGCAAGAGTTCGTCTACACCTCCAAGGGTCTGCCCGTGCGTATCTACGGCGGGAAGGTGGTGGAGAACTTCACGCAAGCCATTGCCCGCTGTGTTGTGGCCGAGCAGATGCTGCGCATCCAGAAGAGCTACCCCGTGGTGCTGACGGTGCACGACGCCGCGGCGATCATTGCCCCCATAGCCGAAGCCAAAGAGGCACAAGCGTTTGTGGAGGAGTGCATGAGCTGGGTGCCTAAGTGGGCCACGGGTCTACCGCTGGCGTGTGAGTCTGGCATGGGAGAAAGCTATGGCGACTGCTAACCGCCAAGGAAAGTCGTTGGTCCCTGTGCTGGATACCGTCTCCAGCATGGCCCCCGAGGACTACAACTCTGCGTATGCCATGTGGAAGATGGGGGCTCCGACCAAAGAGCTGGCCGAACAGCATGGGGTGCCTGAGATGAACCTCGAATATTCGTTTGAGTTACGGTTAATCATGGAGTCGAAAGAGTAAACTTGGGGCTCCCAAACCAACCAACAAATCCCATGACACTCGCCCATTCCTATTCGTCCGTCAAGATGTTTGAAAACTGTGGCCGGCAGTTCAACGAGGTCCGAATCCTCAAAAAATTCAAATCCTCGCCTACCGAAGCCACCATGTATGGTGAGCGCGTCCACAAAGCTTTTGAAGAATTTATCCGTGATCGCAAACCCCTTCCTGAAAATCTGGAGCACTACCGCGGCTTTGTGGAGCCTCTCGCCAACGTGCCCGGTGACATTCGCTGTGAAGAGAAACTCGGCATCCGTGCAGACTTCTCCCCGTGCGGGTTCTTCGACAAGGACGTATGGTTTCGTGGCATCCCTGACTACCTTGCCATCAACCCAGCGGGAACCATTGCCCGGGTGGGCGACTACAAGACCGGCAAATCCAGTCGCTACGCAGACACAGGCCAGCTAGAGCTGATGGCCGCCATGGTCATGGCACACCACCCGAAGGTCGAAAAGGTCAAAGGGGCCTTGATTTTTGTGGTGGCAAAGGACATCATTCAGGCTGAGTACACCCGCGACCAACTGCCAGATATCCTCTCGCGCTGGGCCGGTAAGGTAGCGCAAATTGAAGCCGCCGTGGAGAACAACGTCTGGAACGCACGTCCG